TAGTGTTCCAACTGTAGCTAACTTTACCACAGTACTCCATATACTTCTACGTGTATCTCTCCATGCTTCTATCAAGTTACGCATCTCTAGTATATCTTTTTGTGCATCATTATCAAGTAACCCAATAGAACGTAATGCCTCTTTAGCACCACGCCTAGCTGCATTATCTAGCATTGTTTCTATTTCTTCTGATGTTAGTTTAATGTCAGCCATAGCCTATACCTTATGGTTTAGTGGGCCAATCATCGGCTTCTAGGTGAGGCCAATTAGAATGTTTAGTTATATCACGTAATGCTTGACGATAAGTTGTTTGTGCAGAAGTCATAGTTAAGTCAGACGATGCCCACCAATCTGTTTCTGCTATGAGTCTATCACGGTCACTACGATTACGTTCTGCTGTATTAGTATCCAACTGTGTTTGGTATGCAGCTTCTTGTTGTGATTTAGTTTCCCCACCTTCAATGTCAGCAAACATATCTACAATTTGCCAAGCTTGAACCCAGTTATCACTAGAATCTTGTACTACACCATTACGTACAACCTGTTGATATTGCCCAATACCAGATGTAGGTTTAGGTGCTTCAAGCACAGGGTCTACATTTAATGCGTCATGTGTATTAGTATTCCATGCTCTAGGCATAGACATATTAGGATTGTCACGCCTAAGTTCACCTTGTGTTTTAACTTCACCTGTTGTTCTATTTCTATATTCACCCATTTGATTGATCCTTTCGTATGAGTTTGATACTATGCTGCTACAGCATAAAAAATGTAAACATCATTATTTTGATTTGTTTCTGCATTATTATTTTGAACTACATTAAAACCCCCACTATAAGGATCAATAGCATCTGCATTTGTAATTTCTGCATGTTCAACATTTAACCTTAATGCAGGATCATTACCTGAAACTATTCCTCGTTCCGCATCAAAAACTAGCCAATCTTCAGCACGATCAATATTTTTAAGAATAATTAGCTTTGCTCCATTTGAAAAACCACACTCAATATTTTGATTTGATCCATTGCCTGTGTAAGACCCAACTTTTGCAATTCCATCTAAAGAACAAAATAAATATGCTATATAATTCCTAGTATTACTATTAGTTGAACCTGCTGTTCCTACAGTAAACACTGAACTAGTAGGAGTTGTGTTATTCCAAAAACTAACACCTGTTGATGGTGCAGTATTAGCATTTAAACTTGCTTGTTTTGTATTACCTAAAGCAGAATGATAAACTGACCAAGAAATTGTTTGATCCCTATTTTTTACCCATATCATTTCGGGTACTTTTTGAAGTGTATGGGCTACAGTACGAGCAGAACCTGTACCTTTATAACCACTTACTGCACAAAATTCTGGAGACTCACGCCACATGTATCCAATAAAATCTGACGAACCATCACCATCATTATCATAGCCATTCATAAAATCATAATTCATTGTAGATGTGCCGTTATCACCGTTAGTTGAGCCTGTTCTATGAAAATCTTGATCCATGTATCTATTGTTTAAATCATAACCATAAACACCCGAAGAACCTCTTCTTCTCTGCATACCTATGTCTACTTTAAAACCAGATATAAATCTTGGACTATTACTGTTAGGACTTTTATCTGCTGCAAATACATCACTAGCATTTTCTGGTACTGCTGTTGGACCTTTTCTAATAGCCATATAAACATATGTTTTTCCAGATGCGTTGTACCAACTTTCATTTTTTGTTTGCTTAAAGCCGTTATTTGTTAAAGCAACAGCCGAATAATTACTACCTGCGTACTCATACCCAGAGGCTTGATCAAAATTAATTCTATTGTATCCTGCGGCATGAGTAGCATCGTCAAACCTCCAACCCCTCATATCATCCCACACATTCCAAGAAGTATTATTGTCTGTTACACCTTTAACCATCAACCATTGCGGTTGAAAACCAAGGTCTATATCTTGTTCAGTACTACCAGTGCCAGTATAAGCTCCACATTTAATTATATCTAAATCTCCATTAGGACCAAACTCACCGTCACTATTGTTGTGTGCAAATAAATATGCTACGTATGTGCCGCCATTGCCGTTTACTGCACCGCCTTCATAACTTAATTCTTTTACTTCTATACTACTTGCCGTTGGCTGAGATTCATTTAAATTTAAATTACTTCCATAATCGTAGCCAGTATATCCTTGACCATTTGAATTAAGACGTAATGTCGTAACTCCACCTGCTGCAAAATGAGAGTCTGTACCTCTATGCCAACATGCAAAGTTGTACAAATTAGCATCCGTTCTTTTTATTATAATAAAACCTGGAACTGAACCTAAATTATGATTTATAGTTTTTGTGCTTCCATTTCCAGTATATGTTTGTACGTCAAAAAATTTAGGGGCTATCCTCCAAGACCAAGTAACATTATCTCCTGAAGTGTTAGCAAGAGTATTGCCTAAAGTAAAACCATCACTATTAAAAGAAGTAACTAAACTATTATCATTATATAGTGGCAGAGTAGTACTAGCTGTTAGATATTTAGTTCCACCTTGTACAGTATCTACTAGAAAGTTACTTTGAGATAAACTTGGAACTGTACGCCTATAAAACCAAGCTAATCCACCCTCACCTGCAAAATCTATACCATTAACATAACTTGCATTGCCACCGTTACCGTTATATAGAAAGGTATTGAATACATTTTCAACATTTAAAGGATCACCACCTGCTGCAGTCATCATTAACTTTTTAACGTTACTCATTTTATATTATCCTAAATTTTTACCTGCTGTAAAACCATACCAATTACTTCCACCATCATGTGTATAAAATACAAACTGATCTATTGCATTAGCAATATTAGTAAGTGTTGGTATAGTTGACTTAGGCCAATCAATAGTTGTAGGCCATGTTACAGTATAGCCACTTGCACTTGCATCTTGTACAATCTTTAAACTAAAACCATATGCAGTATTATTAGCAGGTGAATTAGTAAAAGTAAATGTTGTATTCTCACTTAATGTTGATGCAAACACATTACCAGTCTCGCAGTTTATAGTTGTTGTACCACTTGATGATGAAACACTTTGATATGTTTCATTGTAAGATTGTACCACAAGTTCACCAGTAATGTCAATATCACCTGTATAATTTGCACCTATTTTTGCATCTAATTGAGTTTGTATTGCAGATGTTACACCATCTATGTGGTTTATTTCTGTAGTGCTTGCTGTTACACCATCTAATAAATTTATTTCTGCAGTACTTGCTGTTACACCGTCAAGTATGTTTAACTCTGCACCTGTAGATGTAACTGCTGTACCACCAAGAGTAAGACCACTTGTTGTTATAGTTATATTAGCTGAACCATCAAAGTTAGCTGCACCTGCAGTTACACCTGCAATTGTAATTGTACGTGCAGTTGTTAATGCATTTGCTGTAGATGCCACACCAACAACAGTAGCATTAATACTACCATTAACTGTAAGATCACCTTGTAATGTACTATTACCAGATACAGCTAAAGTTCCCACATTTGCAGTATCAATAGAGCCAGTATCAATATTGGCAGTGCCATCAACATAGAGGTCTTTCCACTCACTGCCACTAGCACCCAGATCATAAGTGTTATCAGCAGAAGGAATAAGATTTGAAGCCACATCAGCAGTCACCGTTACCGTATCAGATGCCGCATTACCAAGTGTAGTATTACCGTTTACTGTAAGATTACCTGTATTAGTTTGATTACCTGTAACTGCCAGTGTATCACTTAAAGTAGTTGCACCAGTTACTCCTAATGTTCCACCTACTGTAGCATTAGTAGCTATAGCTGCAGTACCTTGCATATGTAAATCTTTATACTTTAAACTTGTAGTACCAAGATCAACAGCATTATTTGTTTTAGGACGTAGTAGTGAAGCTGTAGCAACTATGTCTTGACTAGGGCCAATTACCTCAATAGCAGCACCTTCAGATGTAGTACCATCGTGGGTATGACCTGAACTATTATTAAATGCAGCTTCTACAGCATTGAACTCACCATCTAAATCGTCAGCATTAATAACATTACCATTGGCAATATTATTAGCTGTATCATTTCTTACATAGCCTGTACCCATAAGACTTTCCTTTATTTCCTATTGTTTTCAGCATATTCGAGTATTGCTGTATCTAACAAAAATGCCGCATCTGAACTATTATCTTCTATTCGTAATGCTACCGTATTACCTGAACCCACAATATTATTATTAAATGATTGTGTTCTTGGTTCTCCATATGTTGTCGTATTAAATATAGCTGTACTGTTTCCGTAAAAACCACCACCACCTGCATTGGAAGATAATGTAAATGTAGCAGGTTGTATTTTGTCTCTGTCATTTTGGTTATATCTTACACCTGCAACAACATTAACTGCACCAAATGGTTTTATATACAAATCTAATTTATAAAATGTTTTTCTTTTTTGTGGGTCTGTGATTGGCATAAATGGCGATTCATATATTGCATTTATATTACTACTATCTCTTGATGTACCACTTTCCATTCTATAAATATAACCATCAGTATTTGCAAATATTATAAATTCATTATCTCCAATATACTGAGAATCTGCTATATAACATTTGTATCCTTTTAACTCACCCCACTGAAAACCTTGACCACCTTGATCTACAAACTTTGTTCCTAGTACACCTTTAGCTACATCTACAGTTTCACCACTTACGTAACTAAATAATCTGTACTGAGCTTTACCTCTAATAACAGTACTTGAAAAACTTTGTGCAAAAGTTTGCATTTCAGTTACTGTAGGTCTTATATTTTTAGATGCAACATCAATTCCAAAGTCACCGATACGTTCTGTGGAACTTAATGTACGTAGCCCATCAGGACCAAGAAACATAATATCAGAGCCAATCTCTTGTATCGTATCTGCACTTAAACAACCAAGGTCTTCTGTAACTGCACTTAGTGTAAAATCAGCAGAGCTTGATCCAGTTAACCTCATAATTTTATCACGGCAAAATACAATTAGTGCATCACGATAAACTTTTAGACCTGTTATCTCAGAGTTAAGACCAATACTACCTGCACCATTTGCAGGATCAAAGTCTGTATCTGAATAAGGTGCAGTAAATATTAACTCTGTACCTTTACCAAAAAACA